CCAGCTTGTATTTCTTCAAGAGAAAATGGAACTTTAGATGCAAACTTGACCATATTTTCAAAAGCTTTTGCACCCTCGTTAGTATCTTTAAGTAAAAATTTTAATCTGACTTGTAAATTTTCTAATTCTCTCCCTGTATTAACTAAATTTCTAATTACTAAACCAGCACCTAGTCCGACAAATGCACTCTGTAAATTAAAAACAGCACCTTTAACTTTTGATAAAGCACCTTGCACTCTGCCTAAAGCCTGTTTAGTTTTATCTCGTGCTACTATATCTATATTGAGTCTTTGATTTGCCATTACTTATATTTCCTTGCTTGTGCTAGATTCTTTTCTTTATTATACTCATCTTGCTCTTTTTTCAAGTAAGCTATCCAAAGATTATAATGGCTAACAGGCATATCTAATACCTTTTGAATAGGTATTTTAAGTCTATCAGCAACCACCAACAAAGATTGTATGTCAGGGTCGCTATTTACTTTTTTACAGATTCTTCTAGTGATGTATCTACAAGTATTTTATTTGCTATTGATGCAATAATATTTGAGTCTGCTTTTTTTTGTAAAGTTAGTTTATCAAATGGCTCAAAAGCTTTAACTAAATCGCCTTTGTCATTTTTAACCATAAGCTTCATCATTAATAAATCAACAAGAACTGTCAAATCTTGAAAGTTACTTGATTTTTTGAAAATAATATTTTTTTGCTCTAATGTTAATGGCTCTGAATAAAAAACAGATGGATTACCATGTTCGTCTTTCCATTCAGGAACTTCAATAGTAATAGTTTGCAGAGTCTCAAAATGAGTTTTTACTCTATCAATAACTGACATAAATTAATATTAAGCAGTTCCTCTTGTTAATGTTCCTGTGCCTTGAAAAGTAACTGATCTAGTAGTTATTCCATCTAATGTAACATTGACACTCATTCCTGTAACAATTCCTGAGCCTGTAAAAGTCTCATCGCCTGAAGAATTACCCTCAGGTGCTAATATAAAAGCTATTGTTGTTCCAGCAGTTAATGTCTGTTGCGGAGAATCAGTTTCATCATAACTCATTTCTAAAGTTCCTGAGAATGATGTTCTTCCAGCTACAAATGATTTAGTTGCATCTGATAATTGAGTATCTTCTACAACATCAGCAGTAGTTTCTAGTGTGTAACCAGTAAGTTCGCCTATACCAGTTCCACCAGCAGTTACTACGCCCTCTTTTCCGAAGTGTGTTGCCATTTTTTAGTTTCCTTTTTGCTTGTTGTTATATTTTCTTTTTCTTGCTTCCAACCTAAACTTATAAAACTATCAAGCTGAGTTTCGTTTATAGTTATCTCATTACCATCTTTATATAATTTAATGTCTTTAGCCATAAAGTCTTTTACTATTTATCTTCTTCATCGTCAATATCTTCATCATCATTATCTTCGTCAAAATCTTCTTCTGAATCATCTTCCCATTTTTCATCTTCTTCTTGGTCTCTTAAATCAGCAAGTAAGTCTTTAACTTCTTCACACATCATTGATTCTTTATCATGTAGCTTTTCAATGCTGTCTATTTTCTTTTCTATCTTATCTATAATTTTATCTTTATTTGCCATATTTTCTCCTTGTTTATGGTGTTCCAGCTTGGAACTCNTAAGTACATCTNACAACCATTCTNATACCACCAATAGGAAACAATGTACCCTCGTCTGTTTCTACACTAATAACTTCAGTATCAAGTGCGTTGCTACTTCTTGTAATATCAGATTCTAATGATGTTTCAATAGCTGTTATAAGCTGGTTTCTAAGTGTATCTATATTTGATTCAGCACCTTTTACAAATCCAAGTATAGCAAAGTCAATAGTTCCTATTCTTGTTTTTGCACCACTTCCTAACTCTTGATCTTCTCTTGTTTCTTCTGATGTTTGCACTATTACTGCTGGATATTGTTTGTCTGATAATTCGTCTAATTCAAAAGGTTGTCTAGTAGCTTTTTTAATTGTTATTGGGCTACTAATACCTGAAATGGTAGATAGTAAATTTGATGCAATATTTTCTCGTACACTCATAATCTTTGTTTTTTAAATTCTTTTGCAATAAATCTATTGAATTGCTTACTTATAATCTTTTCTGTTCTATCATTAAAGCCAAAAAATTCTCTTTTTGGCTCATTTAAAACTTGATTGAATAATGCTCTTTGTCTCATTTGTGAATTACTAAATCCAATAGAAATTTTATTTTTACCTGTTTTTCTTACTGTTCTTGGGCTAGGAGTTAAAGCACCTAACATTCTACCTGAATAAAATAAATCTACTTTTAATGGTTTTCCCTCTCTTTGTAATTGCTTTAAATAATTAGCAGAATATGTAGCAAATGGTCTATCTCTAAAATCTATACCTTTAGNTGTTTTAGTTCTAANAATATCTAATAATTGNAATCCAGCTTGTTTTACACCTTTATCAATTATTCTAGGTAAAACAGATTCAAACTTTTTAAATTTTTTACTTAATTGTTTTGTATTAGATTTAATCTTTAAATCGACAGCCATTATCTAGTCAATCTTCTAAATCCATGTAAAGGCTCTCTTTCATTAACTTGAATAGTACCATCGGCTGTTGCATCATATTCAACACCATCTTCTAAGATTGTTCTCCATTCTTTGTTATACTCTGACATATAATATTCTGCCATTCTTTCAAATCTGTCTTTTTCTGTCTCAGGTCTAAATTTAGTTAATGCTGGACAAAAGAATCTACCTANAAATAAATANACNCCAGCCCTTTCAAANTGATCTAANTTNACTTTTGTGTTTTCCATCTCAGCAGTATTAAGAACTGTAATATCTGTATATACGTTTTGCTTATATACAGACCACCACTCAGTTCTAAGCTGTCTTAAAATATCGTTTGTTGTTTGTGCAAAGAAATTAGTTGTTTCAGTATCTCCTGAAGCAATACCAAAACCAAAAGCATCAGGTTGATACTTAGTGACATCACTTGCAGTTATTACATTTGCACCTGTATAATTAGCCATATTAAAATACCCAAGTTAATATGATGACAGCAACAATAATAACACCAGCAGTTACTTTAGGATTATCTTTTGCCATATTCCAATATTTTTTTATATCATTCATTTCTTTTTCCTTGTTTTTCTTTTCTTTGTTTTTAATTCAACAACTTTATCAGAAATGTCTTTTATAGTCGCTTTTTTAATTTCTTTTTTTACTTCATCAACAGGAGCAAAACCTCTTAATTTAAAATGTTTTATATTAGCTTCGTATTGATCTTTTGCTCTTGTAATTGTTTTTTTACCATTTGTTAATCTAATGTTCATAAATTCTCCTATTGATTATCAGGGAGATTTCTCTCCCTGATAAAAGTACGATTATTGGATTGATGAATCTACATTCAATTCAACACCATAAGTATCGTTAAGTTCTCCTGTACCATATACAGCAGTTGCTACAATCTCGTCTGCTCTTAGAGACGCATCTCTTTGAGTTTCGATTTTAAGGTCTTGCATCATAGCCAATGCTAACGCATCTCTATGGAAGATTGCACCTTTGTAGTCTCCTGTAGTGCCTGGATTATTGCCTGAGTTGTCAGCCATATTTGAAGTTTCAAATATAGGAACACCAGCAACATTACCAACAAAACCTGATCTTAAAGCTTCGTTTGATAATTCTGTATCTCTACCAACGAATGTGTTTGTTAAATTACTTTTTAAATCAAACGCATTTAGTGGATGAAATACACCAGCTAGGTCTGTCATAGGAACTGCATTTTTTCTAAGTAGTGCTACTGCATTAAATACATTAGCCGCACTTAAAACTGCTGTTCCATCATTAACTTCAGTAGAGAAACCATCAAATAACGCAGTTAAATCTGTGTCAATTTTTTTAGCGATTGCTTCTCCAAATAATTTACCAATATCTGCCGCTACATTTCTTGGAGCAGAGTTTCTTGCTAAATCTGTTAGTGTTGTCATTATACCAACTTCACTTGCTGTAATTGTAACAGAAGATGGGTTGATAGCTGTGTTAGATAAATCAGATGCTTCCGATACCGCCGCCGCAGAAACTGCCGCATAGATTGGAACTTCAACTGACTTTCCGCCACCTGTTATTGCATAGTTTCGTACTAGAGGTCTCATAGTTGATTGCTCTGATGCTACGAATAATGCTTCTGCAACAATCTCAGTATATAATTCCGAGAGTGTTGACGATGTGCTTTCGTTTGCCATTGTGTTTGTCCTTTATTATTTATTTGTTAAGTTTATTTGAGTAGGTTTTGAATCTCGATCTTTACGATATTCAGCATATCTTTTACGATCTTCTGACT